TTAAGTTTAAAGTGTTGAGCGTGTTTACGCAGTAGCCGCCTTCCTTGGCATGCCACTGGCGCGATCCGGCTAAGAGCATAGCCTGCTTCGCTGACACTGGTGGGGTGTTGATCTCCCGCACCGTAGCTACTCCGGAGCCGGGAAAACCGCCTCCGGGGTCCTGAATTTGCCAGGCCTGGCCGGCAGTCGCACTGACCGGCGAGCGATAGGCTATTACTTGGCCTTGAACATTGAGTTCGGAGGTCGTATTGACAACCTCGAAGCCTTTCGCTATAACCCTGGCGGACCCTTGAAGGTAAGAATCTGGTACAACTATCTGTCCAGCTACAATGGACGTGGTATCTAGGGAAATCGGTACGCCAGCTGCCGAAGCAATGGCGGTAACACCCGCGAGGGACGGGTTTGTGCCGATTGTGCCAACCGTAAGAGTGTTCCCCTTGATGGTTGCAGTGGTCGTCGTGCCGAGCCCTGCTGTTTCCGTGGGGAACGAGATGATGTTGCAGTCCCAGTTCGCCCCCGCGAGGGAGGAGGGCACTGAGATCGAGATTGTTTGTTTGACGACTTGGACGATGGACGCCGCGACTTCGATGTCGGGGTACCCATCGCAGAACGTGTCGCTGTCGTGGAAGGGGTCGAGGGCAACTTTGAGCCACTCTTTTCCTGATTGCGAGAGGTAGTTTTGCTTCTTGAGCGTTTCGAGGTATTGGTCGGCATTTTGTTTTGCCATTGACTGAAAGTAAGAGATTTGGAATGAGCCGTTGTGTTTGTGGAAAATTCGCTTGGGCCCCAGCATACCCGGGAGCAATCCGCGCTGAACGTGGACGCACCTGCGTGTATGTGGCTACTAAGTTAAATAGCGAATGGATTGGAACGGTGAGCAGGAGTGCGCTGGGGCCGAGTGCCGCGCAAAGTCCAAAGTTCACACAGTGCATCCCAAGTGCTGGGACTGCACGCCAACCGTACAACGGGAAATTTGCTCTAGCCTCATGAAGTATTATCTGAGCCGTGAAGTAGGGGCGTCGCGTTGTACCGTCCAACAACGCACGCGCTGTCTCCTCCAAAAGAGGTGCAATGATGCCATTTCGAACCCAGATATTTACTCCGGATTTCAAAGCTGCACTTTCGAGGTAACAGGTTGCTAAGAGAGCTGCACCAGTAAGGATGCTCCAGGCTGATCTCCCGAGGAAAGTCGTCGGGGCCTTGGATTCGAAGAAGTTGGAGAGTTGCGTCAATGAACCGCAAGTCAAACCACATTCTTCTGAGATAGTCGGGTCTTGTTGAGAGCCGGCTGCCCCTACGATGTCGATATCGTACATCGTTCTTAGCAGAGGAAGGTCGAGGACGACCGGTAACTTTGTAACGCCCTGGATTGCTTTAATGGCAAGCATGCAGTCGGCTTTACTGACCCCATAGACATGTTGATAATCATCCCAGATGTTTTGTGACATTCTTGAGGGGCCCTCGCGGAACACTCCTTTAACAGAGCCGAGGGGGGCGAGTGGAGTCGCACCTACAGTTAAGTCTTCGTGCTGAGCGATGAACTCGCGCGCGACTGGCAAATGGGCCACAGATTGTTTCATACTCAAACAGATGCCCTGAATGAGTTGCGGTCTTTTACGTTCCGCGTGGTCCACTATTGAGCTGAAAAGTTTTGGCAATAACTTGCCGGGTTTGGGCCCGTATGCAAAGCCATGTTCATTTGCAGCGGACCAGAATCGCCCGCTGCAAAACTCCATGTCGACCCTGTGTCTGCTAACAGCTAGTTTTGGTCGAAACCCAGCATGTTTGTACTGGATCTGGAGTGACGTGATGACGGCTTTAGCTTCACTTGCAAGCGCTACAATAGCCACATCATCGCCCGAAACAATGGCGGACGCCCGTTGGAACCAGCGGAGGGCTTTCGCCACAACCGCACCAACCTTCTTCGAATTGGAATGTGTTGTTTTCACATGACCGCTTTCTTCACCGCGATCGATTCCGAACTGTTGTCCGCCAGCATGGCCTACAATTTTAATACCCGCCTGTTGGATGCGCTGCTGAACGCTATCGGCTTCAAAGTGCCTGTTCATATGTTTGTAGTAAGCTTCGTGCGAATCCCTGTGGACTGAAGAGTCCAACCGGGTCGCATCACACATTATATAAACGATCTCGCCATCAACGAGCATCTCGGCATCAGCAAGCCAAAGGTCGATACCCTCGGCTGTGAGGCCTGGCGCATATGTTATGCCGCCGAAACTCGAACCATCGAGATTTCGGCCATGGGGGCTGCCAGCGCAGAGGGCTTTGCTGGCAGAATATGTTATGGGTCCGAGTGCTGCCATTTCCTCAAATGGTCGAGCTTGAATGGCCCTAGGGTCGTGGTCTGGGATCACCCCGTCGGGGGCGACATCACACTGGCGCTTAACAAACAGCGTAGAGTGCGTGTTCTCCTTACTCTCGGGGAACGAATAGACTTTCTCACGTGCAACAATCAAGTTACGCCTCTTGGCGACGGGGAATCTCTTCACCCACACGTTGAAATCCACACAGATAGCATTTTCATATGCTGGACCGTAGAGCTTGTCCATGAAGTCGGGCATGTCTGCCCAGTAGCCTGGCGACGGGTCATCAAGGGGTGAAAGAACCCGCCCTGTGATGGCAGCTGCAACGTTATGCACGCAACCCGAGTCTACGAACGTTGGCATATCCTTGAAGCCTATGCCGATTAAGAGAGGCGGCTTCTTAAGCTCGCACTCCTCCATGTTCTCTTCATGAGTGGTGTGATAGGCACCATGTTTGGTCTCAATCTCTTGATCACGATATCTGTCACCAGCACAATAGGCATGCGCAGGGTCGTTATTACCAGATACACCAGACGAGAGACCACCAATGTCTACATCCTCAAAAAGGCTAACAAGTTCGTCGGAGAGCTCCTTTTCAACAGGACTATCGCACTTACGTGCTTCTCTCTTATGTTTAACCTCGGCCCAGAACTGTTCTCTGAACCTACGGAAGTAAGCAGTGATTGTGTGAACACATTGGCGGAGCCATGCCTTGATGTCGATATCAACAACAGGGCAAATCCAAAGGCCGGCTTGAAAGATCATAGAGAAAGACTCATATATCTGTTTCAAGTTGAGGCTGCCTGATGAAAACCCCGCGAAGATTGGGGCCATTATCCCCCATGCTGCGACCGAGTTACGAAGGCCCTTGCCTAAGAAAAACCTGGCCACTTCCGCTAACGCCTCGTGGAGGGCGCCGCGTGCTTCGTGGGTGTCGCGGTCAGCAATTCGAAACCAAGTACACAACTTGTGGAGAATGTTTTTGAGACGACCATCTTTAAGACGGTGTCCCCACAACGGTGCTAGGGCCGACGGGTCCAACTCTGCCGCACTCTCTGCGACCTCCCTGAGAAAGACCTGGGCCCTGTGTTGGCTGATGACGGCATGATGAATGCCGAGAGCTGCTGCAAGACTGAGCTGCGCTGACAGCTCATGTTCGGGCATGTTGACAGTACGGATATATCCGCGGGCGGCGCGGATGCAATCTTTCATCAAAGAGTCAGTGATTGGTTGGCCCTGGGCGAATTGAGAGACGCGGGAGATGAGAGTTTTGCTAACGACTATCCGTTCTCCTGCCACATCTACGATGATGTCTTTTCCCACGCTGTAAGACCCGCCTAAGGCGCAGTCAGTATCCAGGGTGGGCATAGTGCCTTGGCGAAAGGCCATCTGTCCGTAGTACGTATCGTCGATCCAGTCGTAAGCGG